TCACGCCCATATTTGAACGCTCGTATGGTTGGCGGCGCAACATTCCCACTGTTCGTAACACCTTCTTTTCCTACCGTTCAGGTCACAGCCCAATGGGGTTGGAACGCTATCCCTGATGATGTAAACCAAGCCTGTGTTCTGCTTGCTATGCGCCAGTTCGCTCGCCTTAACGCTGCTCTTGGTGTTGTAGGTTTCGCTGATATGGCAATCACCGTTCGGGCTATTGACCCTGATGTTCGTGATCTTCTGTCGCCTTACAAAATGTTTGGTATTGCCTGATGCCTGCAACCGTTTCACAGGTCGCTACGGGGCTGGCAGCACGCTTAGGAACGATCACAGGGCTGCGCACCTACACCTATCAACCTGAGCAACTGAACCCACCTATCGCTTTCCCTGTGTTGAACTCTATTGAATATCACAGGGCTTTCGGTGGTGGCGATGTAACAATGAACTGGACTATCAGTGTGGTTGTCGGCAGATATCTTGACCGTACAGCACACGCATTGTTGGATGACTTTCTTGCTTACTCTGGAACCAAAAGTATTCGTGCTGCGCTGGAAGGCGATACGACTCTTGGTGGCGTGGCACAAACTTTGGTAGTACCATCAGGTGCAGATATTTCAAGCCTCAGTTCTGCTGATGCAGAGTTTCTGCAAATACAGGTTTCTGTTACAGTTCACGCATAAAGGAAAACTATGACCACATATAAAGTTTTGACCAGCAGATTTGTTTTGGGTGAAATTGGCAAGACGCTAGACAGCGATGCACTTGTTGGGTGTAACATTGAGGCAGCGATTGAAGCAGGTCATCTTGCAGAGATCAATACAAAAGTTCTTAAAAAAGAAATCATGGAAGAAACGGACAAATAATCATGCCTGCAATCGTTCTCACAAATGCTGATATCACCGTCAATGGTGTGGTGCTTTCCGATAGAGCAAACTCGGTCACGCTCACCTACGAAATTGAGGCTGTAGAAACCACATCCTTCGGAGGTAATCGTTCTTTTCAGGGTGGGTTACAGAACATTGCTGTTGAAGTTGAGTTCATGCAAGATTTTGCTGCATCAGAAGTTGAAGCAACAATTTTCCCATTGGTCGGACAACAGACTTCAGTAACGGTTCGCCCAAGTGCAGCAGCAACTAGCACAACGAATCCACTTTATACTGTAAGTGGTACATACCTTGCTAGTCATACACCTGTGGCTGCAGGCGTTGGCGAGTTGGCTATGACTTCGCTGAGTTTTGCTGGCGGAACATTAGTTAAAACAACTGCATAAATAAATCAATTAGTTAGAAGGAGATCGCAATGAAAATTGCTTTACAAGTTGAGTTCAATGACGGTACAAAATCGCCTGTTGATGCTGTGTTTGCTGACTTTGTTGCTTTTGAACGCACATGGTCACGCAGTGTTGCACGCTTTGAAACCGAGATTCGTTTAACAGATTTGGCTTGGTTGGCGTGGCACAGTGAAACCCGTGTACGCAAAACCAGTTTGAAGTTTGATCCTGATTGGATTAACACTGTTACGAATGTTGAGATTCGTGAAGATGAACCGATTGTGGGTGCAGACCCAAAAGAAAGTTAGGTTCTGATTCTGCGCATTGGGCTATAGCGTTTCTTGCTATAGAAACAGGGATTGCACCGTCTTTACTGGTACAGGAATCAGAAGAGATGATTCAAACAATGTTTGATGTTTTGGCGAAACGGAACGAAAACGCTAGACGCAAACGGTAGTAGCATTGCCGCCTATGGGAATCAAAGTTGATGTTTATGGTGTTCGTGAAACACTTGCAGAGTTACGCAAGTATGAAGTGGAAACCTTTAAGAAAATCAAAGATGATTTGTTGATTTCCGCTAAACCTGTTGCTGATGCGGTTGGTCGTGCTTTCCCTGATGAGCCGTTAATGAACTGGCACACTTCAGGTGGCAGACTTGAAAGCAAATCCAATTTGCCTCCGTACAACGGGAGTAGTGCCAAAAACAAAGTGAAGGTTGTTCTTTCAACGAAACGACCTAGAGGACAATCACAGTATGGTTTGATTCGTATCCAACAGATGGATGGCGGCGGTCAAGTTTATGATTCGGCTGGTTCAATTACGGCTGGTGGTCAAGGTTCTATGGCTACTGCTGGACAGAAGTTTGTTTCTAACCTTGATAAACATCTACGCACCAAATCTAAGGGTGGTGGAAAAAGCCGTTCACGCATCATGTATCCTCTAACGGAAAAGAATCTGCCATTGATTGAAAAGGCTATTGAGGTTTCAATTCGCAAGATTGATGGTGAAGTGCAGAAACGATTGAACGGGTAGCATCATGGCAGTTGGCGTAAATATAGTCTCTACCTTTGACAGCAAAGGCATCCAGAGGGCTATCACCGATTTTAAGAAACTTGATGGTGCAGGAAACAAGGCTGCGTTTTCATTAAAAACTTTTGATCGTGCGCTCACTAATGGTGTTGTAAAACTTGCCAAGTTCGGTGCTGCAGCAGCAGTTGTTGGTGGCATTGTTGGAAAATCACTTATTACTTCTGCATCAAACTTGCAGGAATCATTGAGCAAAATCAATGCGGTGTTTGGTACTTCAGCAAATGACATTGTTGCTTGGTCTGAAACAACTGCAAAAGCATTAGGTATTTCCCAAAGAGCAGCGTTAGAGGCTGCAGGAACATTCGGCAACCTGTTTCAAGCGTTCGGACTAGCAGCACCACAAGCACAAGAAATGAGTATTCGGCTTGTTGAACTTGCTGCAGATATGGCTTCTTTTAATAATGTGCCTGTTGATGATGCTCTTCTTGCTTTGCGTTCTGGTTTGTCTGGTGAAACAGAACCTTTGAAGCGTTTTGGTGTGGCGTTAAATGAGGCTGCATTAAAAACAAAAGCACTTGATATGAAGTTGATTGAGAACACAAAGGGTACTTTGCCACAAGCAATCAAAACTCAGGCAGCATATGCGTTGATCCTTGAACAGACATCAATCCAGCAAGGTGATGTGGCAAGAACGAGTGATGGTGTTGCGTTCAAAATGAAATCGTTTGGCGCACAAGTTGAGGATGTTAAAGCAAAAATTGGTACAGCATTAATCCCTATTTTTTCTGCACTTATGTCTTTTCTTAATGACAAAGTGATTCCTATTTTTGTTGAGTTCGCTGCTGTACTTGGCAGAGATGGTGCTGGCGCAGCGTTCAAATATTTCGGTGGTCAATTATTAAATGCAATGGGTAATCTAGGAACATTCGGTAACAGATTATTTGCTCTCATTGCAGCCTTTGTTTTAATTAGAACAACCACTATTGCCTATAACGCAACGATTGCCACTCTTAATGTGTTGAACAAGTTGGCTACAGCAGGATTTTTGGGTACTGCTGTTGGTGTGAAGGTACTTGATCTTGCTATGAAGGGAAGCCAGATCGGTTTAATAATTGCAGGAATTACAGCATTAATAGTTATCATTGTTCTTCTGGTAGCAAGATTCAAAGCATTGCGTGATGCAATAAGTTCTATTGGCGGTTTCTTCAAAAATGTTGTTGGCTTTTTCACTGGTGCTGGAGATGCAGCGGAGATTGCAGCAGGAAAAATAAGGCAAGTCAATGCTGCTTTTGAGGGAATGAATATTACTGAAATGAAAACTTTTGATAGAAACAGAAAGTTCTTCAGAGATCAGGAAACTGGTGCTGCAGCATTGCGCCAAAAACTGTTGGAAGTGAATAATACTTTTGCAGCAACAGGTGATACCACTGGTAAAGCGAAAGATAAGTTAAAAGAGTTTATAGACAAAATACAAGGTGTAACCAAATCTCAACGCTCATTGAAAGATGCCACAAAAGGCGTTGATGATGCAAACACTAAACTCACAAATGCCTTTGCCAACACTGCTAAAGCACAAGTAAACTTTAATAAAGTCACTAAGGGTTATGCATTAAATAGCAAAGAAGTTATTGCTCAAAACAGATCACTTGCTGATGCGCAGCGCAATTTAATGAAAGCCAACATTTCTGCAACAGATAGTGTTACAGCACTGAAAGATGCAGAACAGGCATTAAAGAAGTTGCGTGAAAAGGTTGATCCGTTTGATATTGAATCAGGCGAAATTGCATTACAGAAAGCAAAGTTTGATGTTGAAGAAGCAAACTTTTCTGTTCTTGAGGCAGAGAAAAAACTTGCCGATTTGCGTAAAGATAAAGATTCCACGCCTCAGGCTATTCGTGAAGCAGAGATCGCTTTGGCTGAATCCAAGTTTGATGTTCGTGATTCCATCAAGGCTGTTGCAGATGCAGAAGAAGAATTGAAGAAACTTCAAACAGACACTCCTACTTTGAAACAAATTGCTGATGCTGAACGGGTTGTGGCTGACGCAAAGTTGGCTGTTGATGATGCAAACATTGCTCTTGCTGATTCGCAAACAACTGTTAATGAGGAACAGAAAAAGTTAAACGAACTTGTTAATGGTGCAACAATCGGAAGTGATGCATACACGGAAGCACTTAAAGAATTAACTGATGCTCAAGCGGCAGAGGCAGATGCTATTAATGATCGTGTTGATTCCTATGAAAGATTGGCTGATGCCACAAGGGATTTGGCTAAAGCAGAAAAAGATCGCCGTGATGCTGAAAAGGGTTTAACTCCAGCACAAATCGCACAGGCTAATGCGGATGAGGCTGTAAGAATCAATGAAGGTTTGCCACCTGAACAACGGATTCCTGTTTCTTCTGGTGGGTCGTTAGATTCTGTTGTTGGTAGGTTCACTGGTGCTGCTCGTGATTTGATGTTAGAGCGTGGAGGTTTCACAGCGTTTGCTGAGGGCGGTGTTGTTACTAGTCCGATGGTTGGATTGGTGGGTGAGGCTGGCAGTGAAGCAATAATTCCTCTTGATCGTTTGGGTGAGTTCGGTGGTCAAACAATTAACATCACTATCAACGCTGGTATTGGTACGGATGCGGCTGCTGTTGGTGATGAGATTGTGAATGTTCTGCAACGCTACAACCGTAGGAATGGTGCTTTACCGTTGAAGGTGGCGTAATGGCTACAACAATGGCATGGGGTGAAGAAATCCAAGTGTTCATGGAACTTGGTTTTCCAGTCAATTACTTTACGCTGAACGATGCAACGCTTGGTGTTCTTGACGGTGAAGGCAGACTTGACGGAACTTTATTGGGTGATGATGTTGCACCTTATGTTCAACAAATAACCATCAACAGAGGTAGATCAGATCAGTTACAAACCTTCAACGCTGGAACAGCAAGCATCACTTTAATAAACAATGATCGCCGCTTTGACCCAATCAACGAAGATTCACCGTATTGGAATCCTGTAACAAACCAATCTGGTGTTACACCACGCCGCAAAGTAACGATCTATTCAAACGGTGTTGCTCTGTTTACGGGGCGTATTACAGATATTGATGTTTCGTATGAGCCAACAAGACCGAACGCCACAATAGATAACTCAACAGTGACCATTACTGCTTCAGATGATTTCGTGCTGTTGGCTAACACATATATTGGTAACGCAATTACACCTTCAGCAGAGTTGTCTGGTACACGGCTAACAACCATTCTTGATCTACCTGAAGTGGCGTATCCTGCGACTCGTAACATTGATGCTGGTACAGCAACTTTGGGTGGTGGCGCAACCTTTGATATTGCTGCCAACACGAATGTTCTTTCCTATCTGCAGAATGTGGCTATCGCTGAACAAGGATATTTCTTTGTTGCCGCAAACGGTGATATCACTTTCACGGATCGTGTTTCCGCATCGTTTGCTTCTATCTCAGCAACCTTCAGCGATCAGGCAGGAATCAATCTGCCCTATACAGGGCTGCAAGTTTTGTATGGTCAAGAGTTCCTATACAACAAGGTGGTTGCTTCTGTTGAAGGTGGAACAGATCAAACTGCGAACGATGCTGCTTCACAAACCGAATATGGTATTTCTACTTTGAATCTGTCAGGGTTGTTGCTGTCTGATAATACTGCTGCTGCTACTTTGGCAGCGGATTTGTTGGCACGCTACAAAGTTCCTCAATACCGTTTTGACAAACTGCAAACCATCTACAACTTTTTAGATTTAGGGCAGCAAGCGGATGTAACCAATTTGGAGATCGCTGATGTTATTGACATCACCAGAACCTACCCAACTGGCAGCCCTGCTTCCGTCACTTTGGCTTACAGCGTAGAATCCATAAAGCACTCAATCAGCCCGTCAGATCACAGGATTGAAATCGGTTTGGCTGTAGCAGATTTGGTGTACCCATTCATTTTGAATGATCCGACTTTCGGTGTCATGGATAGCACGAACGCTTTACAGTAGAGTACACTCGGAGGCACTATGGCAGGCGCAGGCGCAAAACTCTTTGTAAGCGGTGATGTACTTACAGCCGCACAAGTAAACACATACCTTATGGATCAAGCCGTTATGCGGTTCGCTAATGAGGCTGCACGCACAGCCGCTTTCGGTGGTGCAGGTGAGCCAGTTTTGGCTTCAGGCATGATGAGTTACCTGATTGATGTTGCGAGTGTTCAGGTGTATAACGGTAGTGCTTGGGTTGCTATCGGTGGTGGCGCAGACATTTTACAAGTTCAAGTGTTTTCTTAGGAGATAACAGATGGCAACATTTACTAAACAAAAACTGTCAGGTTCAACTGACGGTCTAGGAATCAAAGTCACTGGTACAGGTACGGGTTCAACCGTGACGGTTCATACTGCTGTTGCTGGAACAACGGTTGGAACTTTTGATGAGATTTGGATTTATGCGGTAAACACTTCTGCATCGTCAGTCAAACTTACGATTGAGTGGGGTACTGCTACTGCCGCTGACGGAAACATTGAAGTTACAGTTTTGCCTGAGGCTGGTTTGGTAACAATAATTCCAGGGTTGATCTTGCAGAACAGTAAAGTGGTGAAGGCTTTTGCTGGTACTGCTGATGTGATTTTGCTTACTGGCTTCGTTAATGCGATCACGGCTTAAGTTATGGGTATTCCTTCAGGATATACAAGCGGTCAAGTAGTACAGGCTGTACCTGTACCAAGTGGAGTTTTACAGGTTGTAAGCACCGCAAAAACTGACACTTTTACGACAACAAGTTCAACCTTTGTTGATGTAACAAGTTTGTCTGTAACCATTACGCCGACTAGTGCAAGCAACAAAATACTAATTATGGCAAGTGTTAGCGGTAACGGTCAAAATGGTGTGGCATCTTTGCAGGGTCAATTAGTGCGTGATAGCACGGCTATTGCGATTGGCGATGCTGCAGGCAGTCGCACAAGAGTTTCATTTGGAAACATTGAAGACATTGTTTCTAACATGCTTACATCGTCAATAATGTTTTTAGACAGTCCAGCGACAACCTCAGCCACAACTTATAAAATACAAGTGCGTTCAAATGTCAGCGGACAAACAGTAGTTGTGAACCGCACATCTAACGATGCGGACACCGCACAAATTACAAGAGGAATAAGCACAATTACCGTGATGGAAGTAAAACCATGATTGACTACAGCGCAATTTTGTCTCGCCGTTACGCAGGTAAAGAGTGGACTCTTGATGGTGACGAGTACACAGGTTTGACTTGGATATCTGAAGGTGCAAAGCCATCAAAGAAAACTCTTGACGATTTGTGGGCTTATGTTCAACAAGAGATTGCTGATGAGGCTTCCGCTAAGCAGGTTGCTCGTGAAGCGTTGCTGACCCGTTTAGGTATCACTGCTGATGAAGCACAACTGTTGTTGGGGGCGTAATGCCTAGGACTCGTGACACGGGATACATTTCCGCATACCCAGTAATCGCTGCGTACACTTCTGCTTTTCCTACCGTAGATTTTTTGCTCATCGGTGGCGGTGGTGCAGGAGGTGG